AATCATTTTACCTTGGTTCTATTTTTCGGCGATTTACGGTTCGAATTTTTAGACCGAAATATGTGATTGTAAGAAACATGCCCCGGGACACGGGTCCCCTTTTTACCTTTGTTATTTTTGGGATTGATCCATTTGGGGTCAATTCTTTTTACCATGGTTAAGTTGTATGCTGGTCTCACCAGTCCGATGCCTTCGGTTAAGGTCACGCATTTGTGTACACGATTTGCTACCCCAGTTGTGGAAGATTCTCTTCCTAAGGTACCTAAAGAGTGCCAATTGCCGGTTCGTCCGGCTACCCCACATTTTTCAGTGAATAGCTCTAGTGCGCTTCATTCGGCCATGGGAATGAAGCCAGGATCCTTGACGTGCGCCAAGGCTTTTGATACGAGCTCCATTGTTGATGTGGAGATGAATGCAGAATTGCTTAGTTCTGACAAAACTTTTCGATGTGACCCTCTATATCGTTCGAATTGTTTTGTTTATAAGGATTCTGACAGTGAAGTTGATCCCATTAAGGTTCGCCTCCAAGTATGGGAAAATTATCTTCATGAGGATGGCAATAAACCTTATTATCAGATTTACCCGAAATTCAATTATCGAGGTGAAATCTATGTTTGGCAAGCGAAAGCTTATCATGACGGTCATTTGTTTTTGATTGCAATTAGAAAATATTGTTTGGACCGTTATCACAAAAGTTCGTCTTGTCTTTCTGTTTTGAGAACTTCTGCCAGAATTATTCTCAACATTTATCAGGGTTATTATCGTTCCTTAGGTTCCACCCATAATTATTGCAAGTTGAAATTTCTTAAACATTTTGTTTCTCACTTTGATGACAATTTGAAGATTTATCGTAATGCATGCAAGAAAAATGGGCGTTTCATACCACATGGAACTTTTATGGAATCTTTGGAAACAGCCAGAGAAGAAGATACCTGGGGTGCTTCTTTGGTTTCCTTGATTGCAAATTGGGATGTTACCAAGAATTTTTTGAAAAACGGCATTAAGAATTATGCTTCTGGTGTGGTTACAGAGTATGCCGATAGGTGTTCCATTCTTGCTGACATTCTTAACGCCGCTAACACTCTTTACAAGAATTTGATAGCATTCAAGGTTGGTGATGTTTCGATAGATCAAATTTTGTTATCTATTAATAGTTTTTACAGATCTTTAGACTTCACCAACCCTTGGGCGAAGAGATTGCGTAGCACTTTAGCTTCAATATTTCCCAGTTTTGAAACAGTTTGTGATAACGCTTCTAGACTTCGCGAACTTATAAATTATTTGATTGATGGATGTTCGCAGAAGTTTAAGGATATGTTTGAATCCATTTCCACTCTTGTAAATGGCTTTGGCACTGCTGTTGATCCTCATGATCCTGAGGATCATGAGCATGAGCATGGCAGATTTTATCCTTTTGGTCCATTTCGCCCTATATTGGACATTTGTGATAGTGATCTGGGTTTCATGGCCGCAAAGTTAACTACTTTAGTAGCCTCTTTTTGTGCTATCATGACTGTAGACGGTAAAGTTCCTGAATTGTCTTATGAGGGTTTGTCCAAGTTTTCCACCAGAAGAGTTTTGCCCATTATGTTGGCAGGGATTATTGCTGGTAAAACCACTGGATATTTAGCTGATTTTGACAAGGTTCTTTCATTGATGTGGCAAGCCGTCGATTCCATTTTTAAAGGTGATTTTGGCAGATTTGTGGGTGTCGACTCTTATTCTCAGATATTTGAGCTTTATAGTTTTGTTGCTACCAGTTATGGTGGTATACCTCCCACTCAGGACACTTTGTCATATAGTGACCGGGATCACTACAAGTGTCCAGTTTCTCGAATGTTACCCATGTCGATTGTCAGTTCTTCAGACCCAGATTGGCAGTGTATGATCGATGATTTGGAGGGCATTTTGCCTGGTCACGCTACTGCTCCTAAAGATTGGTCCAATGGCATGAAGGTTGTCACTTCTGTTTTGAATGCTAAGCTTCAGCGGATGGTATCCAAAGTTAGCTTGACCAAGGAGATGCAAACCAAGTTCACGAACATTACAACACATCTTCAAGCTTTGACTAGGAATGTTTCTACTTTGCCTTCTCCTCATAAGGCTTCCGGTATGTCATTTGTATTTACTGGCAATGCCGGTATAGGGAAATCCAATGCTTTGGGAAATGTTTTCATTAAAACAGTGACTCAGATCATTCATTCCAAGGCATATAAATTTGGATACCCAGACATTGGCAATTGGAAACCTGGAGACCCAATTGATCAAAAGTGTATCGATAAGCAAAGGAGATCCAATTACATGTTAAATAAGCAAGGAGGGGTTACCTTTTTGTATAGTCATGTTGAGGATTTTGACCCTTGCGAAATGGGTCCGGTTCCTCCAGAAAACAACATGGTCCATCGGATAATGTTGACTGGTGATGGAGTTTCAGCCAATCAGGAAGCCGCTGCTTTGGAATCCAGGAAAGGTGATGGTGTAAAGGGTGACAATCATTATAGAATTTTGGCAGGATTCTATTCTGACAACAGGTCAGATGCTGGTATTCAAGAACTAGCCGTTTGTACGCCAGCTGTGGTTCGGCGTACCATTTTTATTGAATGGCATCTGAAGGGTCAATATGCTGATCCTGCTTCTAAACTTGATGTGGATCACCCCACTGTTATTGAGGCCAGAAATGCCTCTGACACTTCCAGCATTTATAATCTTGTTTCCGTTTATACGTTTGTTCGCTTGAGCAGTGCTACTGGCGAATTTAAGCGGAAGGAACAGATGAGTAAAGTGCCTGTTTCCTACACTTTTAAGGAAGATCGATCTTATGGTGCTGGCAGAGATGCTAAGTTTTTCGCCAAGGGCACTAAGATAGTGTTGAGCAAGGTTACGATAAACACCTTTTACTGTTACATCCATGATATGGTGGAACACAAGTATGAAACTAGTTTTCGTGCTTGGCGATCTGAGGAAATTAAGTCAAGTTTGAAATCTGAGTCTTGTAGGTGTGCTTGTCCTAATTGTTTGACTGTGAGGCATTGTCCAGTGTGTGCCGGTATTCATGAATTTGATTCTTACACCGGTGATTTGGTAGTTATGAGTCCCAGGATTCGCTATCCAACGAAGGCCAATCCCAATCCTACAGCTTTTGGCAAATTCACTGAGCGGTCTATTATTATGTCGTTGAGAAAGGTTGATAGGTCCATGATCCAGCTTTTCCCAGTGCTGATTTATTCAGCGACATTGAGACCTGTCACTCAAAGAATTTTCGAGGCTTTTCCTTTCAATGAATTGACGGCATTTCATAAAGATGGCAGTAAGTGGCTTTTTGCAGAGCGTGGTGGTGCTTTCATCGAATCTTCAGCTCTTGATTACTTGCTCGGCATTTCAGCTGGCGTTATTTATTACAGTGCTGATTGTTTGGAGGAATGGTGGAAGAAAGAGTTTGATACAGATTACTCGCTAGCCCAGATGTATTTCTTTTTGCTTCGTTACATTATTTTTACACCCAGTGAATTTTCTGACGCTGAAAGCGTTGAAAATACCAGCGTGATTTCGGAACTTCAGAATGTTTCGTTGGAGTTGCTTTGGCAATCTTCTAAAGTTTCTGGGGTTGATTGTAATGGTGCAAAGCTGATTGATAGAGTAAGGGTGAACTCTGATTCTATTCATTCTAATACTGCTCGTGATGTTTGTGAGATGAACACTGCAAAAGCCACCTATATTTCTTTGGCAAAGTGTCTCGTGTTTCAAGCACTTTTATCAGATAAGCCTAACATTGGCAGTTCTCATTTTGATTTCTTCCGAGGGGATTTTGATGAAATTGCATCTAGTTTTTTCTCCGTTTTTGATACTACTCCTTCTGATTATTTTGAGAGCTTTATTTCTGTATTTGTTCCCAATACCGGGGCTTCTCTAGCTTTTGATCATAAGCCCATTGTTTTATCAAAACGCAAGGACGTGCTTTGCAACCATGCGCAAGTGTGTTCTCGTGTGTTCAAAGATGAATTTTGGAACTTTGATTTTGGTCCGCCGAAGGAAAATGCGTCCAGTTTCCAAGAAGATGGACGCAGTGGTCTGTACGATTTTGTG